AAAGACAGAGAAAAATTGCATTACGACGTCCTGCCACTCTTGACAGATTAAAAAGACGAGGTCGTAGAACTGCTAGAGATATTTTAACTAAAAGATATTATGGCGGTCAAACTAAAAAAGACATGTCCATTTCTCAAAAAGCACGAGTTGAGAAAAGATTAGACAGAGCCAAAAACGTTACAGGATTTATCTCAAAAAGATTGCTGCCTAGTAAGCGTAAATTAGACGTGCAAAGAAGGCGTGGATAAATTATGATTAATGGATTTAAGCGATATCTAGAAGAACAGTCCTCCGTAGGTTATCTTGTCTTTGGACGATTTAATCCACCGACGACTGGTCATGAAAAGTTACTGGATAAGCTTGCATCTACTGCAAGAGGCAAAGACTATTTTATCTTTGCTTCACAATCTGCTGATCCTAAAAAGAATCCTTTGGATTATCAAACTAAAGTAAAGTTTATGCGCAAGATGTTTCCTAAGCATGCGCGTAATATTATGCTCAATAAGAGCATCAAAAACGTTCTTATGGCAGCAGTACATATGAGCCAAAAAGGATACAAGAACCTGGTGATGGTTGTTGGTTCCGATAGAATTAAAGAATTTGATTCGTTACTTAAAAAGTATAATGGTGTCGACGCACGGCATGGCAAATACGATTTCGAAACAATTAAGGTTGTATCTGCCGGCGATCGTGACCCTGATTCGGATGATGTATCAGGAATGTCTGCTTCGAAGCAACGTGAGAATGCCAAAAACAATGATTTCCGTAAATTTTCTATGGGTCTTCCTAAAGGTGCAAATGACTCCTTAGCAAAAGATCTGTTTAATGCAGTTCGAAAAGGAATGAATCTCAATGAAAATAAATCATTTGCTCAACATGTTATGCTGGCGCCAGTTTCCGAAACACGTGAGAGCTACGTCAGCGGCGAACTATTCGCTGTTGGCAGTTCGGTTCGGTTAAAGGAATCAGAAGAAGTTGGTACCGTACAGCACCGCGGTTCAAACTATCTGATTGTAGAGTTTGATGGTAATAAAAAGCGTGTATGGTTAGACGCAGTAGAGGAAGCATGCTGGAGTGGTTATAAACAAGTAGGAATGAAAACCAAAAATGGTAAACAAGTTCCTAATTGTGTACCAGAAGCACAAGACCCTGATATCAAGGATCGTAAAGGTTCTCAGCCTGCTGCATACCATAAAGGTCTTTCCAAGTCTACTAAAGTTAAAAGAGACGCACAGTTTAAAAAACAAGCTAAGATGGCTGACGATGATCCCAAGGCATACAAGCCTGCGCCTGGAGATAAGTCTGCTAAAACTAAGCCATCCAAACACACATTAAAATTTAAGCAGATGTATGGAGAAGCTCATGCTTACCTTTAAATCATATCTCAATGAAGACGCAACTGCAGGATTAAAGAAAAAAGCTGAGAAAAGCGGAATGCCGTTAGGTGTTTTACGTCAGGTTTATAATCGTGGTGTAGCTGCATGGAAGACAGGACATAGACCCGGGACCACTCCTCAACAATGGGGAATGGCTCGGGTCAATTCGTTTGTAACCAAGTCTTCTGGTACGTGGGGCAAGGCAGACAAAGACTTAGCTGCAAAGGTACGTGGATAATGCAGCGGTTTAAAGAGTACTACGAGATTGGTACTGATAAGTACGCTAAGCATACTAAAAAGAAGACTCCAGGTCAAATGGATGAAGGTCCAGGCAAGTCTGAATCTTGGGAAGCTGGATACAAGCGTAGAGTCGTAAAGACTACCAAGCCTGAACATAAAGAAAAAGGTTATAAGTGGAGAATCAAAGGTAAAGACCGCCCTGAGATTTCTATTAAGCTTTACAAAGCAAAGCCTTCATATAAAGAATTTACAAATCAAATGAAACGCGTAGCAGGTCACGAGTTTGGGAGCCGATAATGAAATTTAAGGAATTACAAGAAAAAGCTGTATCTAAACAACAGCAGAAACTCATGGGTCTTGCTTTGGCATATAAGCGAGGAGAGGTGTCCGGTGATAAGGTATCCGACGCTGTCAAGGACCTGGCAAAAGGTATGTCTGAGAAAGAGTTAGAAGACTTTGCTAAGACAAAGCATAAAGGCCTGCCCGATAAAGTAGATGAAGTTTCTTATAAGAAAGCCATGAGATCTTATCAAAAGGCAATGGGTCAGTCTAAAGACGCTGATGATGCAGGCGATAAGAAAACTGGCGATAAAAAATTCGATCAAGCAGTGAAGTTTGGTCGTTACGCTAATAAGAAGTTTCAATCTAGCAGAAACAAGAAAAAGCTGGTGGGAACTTTATCGCGTCAAGTTCCATTGGGAACTTTAACAAAAGAAGAGACTGTAGAAGAAGCTTATACAGGAAAAGAAGTAAAGATGGCAATGGGTATTGCAGCTGATCCTCGCTACAAGCAAGGGAACTACAGTGCTGCTGTACGTAAGATCGAAAGAATCGCTAAAGGATTATCCAAGCATCCATCTGTTGCTGCATATCTCAAGCGCATGAATGAAGCCAAAGATCCTAACGAGTATGATAATGAAGGCGAAATGGCCAAGACTCAGCTCAAGACCATCATTCGTAACGCTGAGGAGATGATGGATCTTTTGGATGACGAAGAGAATATGCCAGAATGGGTACAGTCCAAGATTACTAAAGCCTCTGACTATATGACTTCGGCTTATAACTACATAGCAAGCGAAGATGAAGAAGATGACGAAAAGAAGGTTGATGAAGTGGTTGGAGCAGTAAAACGTATTGCTCAGGGTGTCAGAGATCGTTTTGGCCCTAAGAAAAGCCCGGTTAATGATAAGATTAAACAGAGAGATCAGGCTAGAAAAACAGCAATGGATCGTATCGCTCAGCGCCGTAAAGAAGCTGAGAAAAGAGTACGTCAAGGATATAAGGCATCGCAGCAGAAATGAAAACGTTTGGTTGCTATATAGATGAGCCACCTATTGTGGAACAGGCAGAATACCAGGGTCGTAAGGTAAAGCTTAACGATCCTTTCCGTTCTAATGACGGAAAGAAAAAATTCTATGTCTACGTTAAGAATGAAAAAGGTAACGTAATTAAACTTGGCTTCGGTGATCCAAACATGGAGATCAAAAGAGATGATCCTAATCGCCGCAAGAGTTTCCGTGCTAGACATAACTGTGATAACCCAGGTCCTAAGTGGAAGGCTCGGTATTGGTCATGCTATCAGTGGAGATCAGGAGCAAAGGTAGACAACTAATGGCAACTAACGCAGAGCGCATGGATCGCATTGAATCGAAAATTGATAAGCTCTCTGAAGTTCTCGTGCAAATGGCAAGAGTTGAAGAGAAACTGATTAATCAAGAAGAAGATCATAAGATCCTAAGAAAAGATATTTACGAACTATATGATAAAGTAGGCCAGATGGAAAAAGTGGTTCAAAAGAACCAGATAACAGTAAATATTATAAATAGAATCAGTTGGATAATTATTACAGGCGTGGTGGGTGGTTTTGGCACCGTAATCACCTACCTGTTTAACAAGTAAGGAAAAACAAATGTCAATGAGAACAGCCATTATGGAAATGTATGGCGCCAAGAAGGTTAAACGTGAAGCCTGGGTGCCAGAAGGGATTGCAGATGAAGATGTAGCAGACTTTATGGGTGCTGCAGCAGCTGCTAAAAAGGCAGGCAAAGGCTCTTTTAAGTTTGGTGACAAATCCTATAAGGTCACTATGAAAAAAGATGTTGCTAAAGCTATTGATGAAGAATCCTGCTCTGAGTGTGGAGCAGATGGCGAATGCCAGTGCGAGCAGCCAGTAAAAGAAGCAGCAGATATGGATCCAAAGGATCACGTTAAGTACAACGACGAGATGGAGATGTACTGCGTTTATAATAAGTCTGGTAAAGTCGTTGCCAAGTTCAAAGACGAAGAAGATGCAAACAATTATGCAATGAAGAATCACGATGATCTGATGGAAGCAAAAGCTCCAGGTGCTACTGCACAGCACGGTCCAGATGATACCACCTCTGATTCTTTTAAGAAGCAAGTAGGTCGTACACCATTGGAAAAAGAATTTGTAGATATGCATAAGACTGAAGTAGGCTTAGATGTCGAAAAGGTCACTGCTCAGAATAAGCAGAGCATTGAAGATGCCCTCAAGCAAACTCCAGGAAGACTTGGTGATCAGCGCGCAGGTGATACTTCTTTTGTGAATCCTATCAAAGCAGACATTATTGATGGTATCACCAAAGCTTTACAGCAAATGAAAACGAATAATTAAGGATTAATACTATGTTAAAGCCACCAGCAAAAAGACAAGATGCAGTACCAACATTACGCGGTTGGGAAGATCCTCGCACAGGAGAAATTTTAGTATCCCGTAAGCATAGTGAAAGACAGATCGTTGAGTATTTTAACTATCATAATATGCAAAGATCTGCTCCAGCTCCAGCTCCAGCGCCTGCTCCAGAGCCTATCATTGAAGCAGATCCTACTCCAGAAGTAGGAGCTGAAGCTGAAATGCTCACTGAGGCTGATCCAGTAGATTACTCTGTGATGACTAAAGCAGACTTAGCTGATCATGCAGCTTTAGAACATGGAATTGAATTGGACACTTCCATGACAAAATCCGCAATGATTAGGGATCTTGAGTCACAAATCTAAATGGAAATAACAAGTGAATATGTCGACGTAACTGAAGAAAACTATATTATCGTCGCTGCCAAACATTATAGCAATCCCCAGTGCTCGAACACTGATGAATTTTATGAAGACTTGAATCGTATCAAGTATATTAAAAGACTTATTAATCGGTATCACGATACTGGGGATTTATCTGATAGACTTTTGATGAATCATATTATTGTGTTTTGTAATGTATTCACTATTCCCATTGGTATTAAACTCATGGCCTTAAAGCTAGAATATAAATACTGGTCAGTAATAAAGCCATTTCTGGTAAAACTAAATTACATTTTGCCAGATGATTTAACCGGAATTAATATGGATCCAACCGTCGTAGGAGCGTTAAGAAAAATCTAATGTCTGTTTCAATTATTACAGATACCATATATACCTACAGATTCTTAAAGCTCTTGGTCACCCCTTTTAGTAAGACCGAGGCCTTTAAGCTTGGGATCATTGACGAATCCGGTAAGAGAATTAAAGATAAAAAGATTGAAACATCTGAGGAACGAGCTGCTTTTAACTTGTTTCATAGATTAGTATTCAACTTAAAGAGGCTGATTGAAGTTGCTCCTGGAGGTAAGACTAGAATCGCTTCTTATATTGCTGGTTTGGCTCTTTTAAGAGAACACTATGATGTCGATGTTGAGAAAGTCCTTACTGAGATGAAGGTCAATTCACTTGACAAGAAAAGAATCTTAAAAGAGATCGAACCTAAGAAGAAAAAGAAAAAAGATGAAGAAGCAACCACGACTGCGGACATTGCGATTATTCCTACACCTATGAAGTTCAAAGCTTTCGTGAGGCGTAAAAAGGAATATTAAATGTTCGCACTCCTGGGATCCGTCCTTGGGTTTGGAACGTCTTTTGCACCTAAGATCCTAGATACGATCAATAAAGGCCGGGAGCAAAAGCACGAACTGGCCAAAATGAAAATGAATGCTGAGATCAAGATGCAGATGCAGGACGCTGAGTTCAGTCATCTGCAGGACATGGCGCATCATGAAGAGCACAAGCGCTTGATCGAGCATGACATTGCAATTTCCAAAGAAACTGGATTTTTTGCAGGTTTAAAGAAAGGTGTACGTCCTATTATTACGTACTGTTTCTTTGGCTTTTTCTTATTCTATAAAACCGTACTAGTAATGGAAGCGATGAAGGCTGGCCAGAATATGGCCGAGATATCTGATGTTATCTGGGACCCACAGTCTCAATCTATCTTCGCAGCAATTATTTCGTTCTGGTTTGGATCGCGAGCAGTAGAAAAACTCAAGTAACTGTTTACAAAATTCGTGATCTGATATATAATACCTAATTCCAAAAATTCAAACACAAGAGGTGCGTTCTATGACTAATAGTCTAGACATGAGAGACTTTTTGTCTCAAACAAAATTCTACGAATCTTATTCCCGATACATTGATGATGAAAACCGTTATGAGAGTTGGGATGAATCTGTCGATCGTGTTATGGCTATGCATAAGGACTACTATGAAGATAAAATGACTACAGAGCTGGCTAACGAAATGGCCACTGCTTCTAATGCCTATAAAGAAAAACGTGTACTTGGTGCACAACGCGCTCTGCAGTTTGGTGGTGATCAGTTACTCAAGCACCAAATGAAAATGTATAACTGTACCTCTTCATATGCTGATCGTGCCTCTTTCTTTGGTGAGTACTTCTATATTCTTCTTTGTGGCGCAGGTGCTGGTTTCTCTGTACAGACACATCACATTGACAAGCTTCCACAGGTAATCGATCGTAAAAAGCAAGCTAAAGGATATGTCGTAGAGGATTCTATTGAAGGCTGGGCGTCTGCACTGGACGTATTAATGTCATCCTATTTTGTAGGTGGCGGTACACATCCTGAATTTGAAGGCCGTCGTGTATTCTTTGATCTGACAAACATTCGACCAAAGGGTGCAAAGATCTCTGGTGGATTTAAAGCTCCTGGCCCTGATGGTCTGCGTATGGCCCTGGATCGTATTGAGTACCTGATTCAAGGTCTGGTAATGGGAAAAACAGGTCCAGTTTCTTTGCGGCCAATCCATGTCTACGATATTGCGATGCATTGCGCTGACGCGGTTCTGAGCGGCGGTGTGCGGCGTTCTGCAACTATCTGTCTGTTCTCACCAACTGACACAGAAATGATGAATGCCAAGACTGGTAACTGGTTTGTAGATAACCCACAGCGTGCACGTTCCAATAACTCTGCAGTGATCGTCCGTAAAGAAACCAAGAAGGAAGACTTCATGGCGATCATGGACAGCATCAAGCAGTTTGGTGAACCTGGCTTTGTGTTTGTAGAATCCACAGAACATACAACCAATCCATGTGTTGAAATCGGTATGTTCCCACAGATCGACGGTGAATCTGGTTGGCAAGGATGTAACCTGACCGAAATCAATGGTGGTCAGTGTGTGGATGAGGAATCATTCTACAAGGCATGTGAGGCCGCATCGATCCTTGGTACATTGCAAGCCGGCTATACTGACTTCAAATTCTTATCTGATACATCCAAGAGAATCTTTGACCGTGAGGCTCTGCTTGGTGTGTCTATAACTGGATGGATGAATAACCCCGATGTTTTATTCAATGAAAAGATCTTGGAAAAAGGTGCCAAGATTGTTAAAGAGACTAATGCTCGAGTTGCTAATCTTCTCGGGATTAATCCTGCTGCTCGGACTACTTGCGTTAAGCCTTCTGGCAATGCTTCTGTACTCTTGGGGACAGCAAGTGGAATCCACGCTGAACACTCTGAGAGGTATATCAGAAATATCCAATTAAACAAAGAGTCTGAAATTTCTCAGCTGATTGCCAAGACAAACCCAGACATGGTTGAAGAGTCTGTATGGTCTGCATCTGGTAGTGACTGGGTCGTTTCATTCCCTATTACACCTAAGCAAGGATCAATCTTAAAAGATGATCTGATTGGCACTAAGCATCTTGATCTGGTAGCTAAGGCACAGAAGCACTGGGTAAATCCAGGTAAAAACAAAGAACTGTGTGCTGATCCAACTGTATCTCATAATGTATCAAATACAATTCTAGTGGAGGACTGGGATGATGTTGCTGAATATGTTTATAGCAATAGGAATAACTTTGCTGGTATTTCTTTCTTGTCTACTTCTGGCGACAAGGATTTTAATCAAGCGCCGAATACTGAAGTCATCGACGCTGAAAAGATGGTGGAAAAATATGGCGTGGCGGCTGTTTTAGCCTCTGGTCTCGTTGTGGATGGCCTGCAGGCCTTTGGAGACCTTTGGATGGCCTGTAGTACTGCTCAAGGATTTGGCGAGGATATCTCGGCTGAAAACTCCAAGAACACCATGAAGAAAGACTGGGTACGTCGCTTCCAGGCATTTGCATCTAAGTATCTGGAAGGTGATCTTAAGAAAGCAGAGTACTGCTTGAAAGATGCCCATTTAATTCACAAGTGGGAAAAGATCAAACGATCATATCAACAAATCGACTGGATCGGTGAGCTAACTGAAAAGAAGTTCACTGATGTGGACACGCTCGGTGCGGCAGCATGCGCCGGGGGAGCATGTGAGATCGATTTCTAATTAGCAAAATGATAAATAGCTCCAGGTGAATAACTTGGAGCTATTTTTGTATATACTATGTGGTATCATGAATTCAAACCGTATGAGCCAGAAACGGCTCCGGAGGAATATATTGGATTTGTTTATCGTATTCAAGACTTGGATACAAACAAGAAATATATTGGTAAAAAGCTTTTCTGGAACAGACGCAAGACGAAGGTCAAAGGTAAGTCCAGGGCAAAATACGTCACTAAAGAATCAGATTGGAGAACCTACTACGGTTCTAATAAATTACTTCAGGAAGAGGTTGCCAACTATGGACCTGACCCTGAAGCAAAAAAGTATTACAGGGAAATTCTTAGGTTCTGTAAGACCAAAGGCGAGTGCTCATACTATGAGGCAAAGCTTCAGTTTGAGCATGATGTGATATTGAGAGACGATTATTATAACGAGTATATCCAGTGCAGGATTAACTCGAGGCATATTAAAAAGGATGAAGATGATGGCGAATAAAGTGAATCTGTATGTGCACGAAATTTTAAATAAAGTATCAGCTAAAAACAAAAAAGCTGATAAGATTCAATTATTGAAAGAACACGAGTCTTTTGAACTCAAGACTATTTTGCAAGGTACCTATAATCCCAATGTAAAGTTTCTTCTTCCTGAGGGAGATCCTCCGTATACTCCCAACGAACCACAGAGCATTCCCAGTACATTAGGTAAACAGCTTAAAAAGATGTTATACTTCGTTGCGCCTAAAGGCAATGATGTTAACAAAATTAAAAGGGAAACAATTTTTATCGGCCTTCTCGAAGCAATTCATCCCGAGGATGCCAAGTTAATATTGCAGATGAAAGACAAAAAACCATTTAAAGGTATTTCTTCTGCAGTAGTGAAGGAGGCGTTTCCAAATATCCTCCCCTAATCGTTATGATCTTTGAACCTTAACCACTAAAGGAATCTTTCTATGATCATTTCCCAAATCGAGAGACTCAGAAAAGACTACCGCGAATTAGAACACTATGAGTACAAGATGGCAAAAATGGGTCGTTCAGACCTTGTGAGGAAACTGAGACTTAAAAGGGATTTCTTAGGTAAATCAATATCTGACATGGAGGATCAAGCCTACAATTAACTGTGTACAAACCGTGAAAAACAGTTTATAATCCATATATCATTACGGGGGGAGAGGAGTATACCAAAGCTTCTCTCCTCCGTTCCTTTTGGTATAGTGACAAATATGATACAGTATCAAATTTATATAAAAAAAATGAATTTAGGCTATGTACTTTTTAGCTCCTAGGTACTATATTACATATATAAGCTGATACACGAAAGGTTCACATCATGACTGCTTTTGACAAGACCCAGTTCCATTACTTCGGCGGTTACCTCAACTACCTCGGCGACTACGAAGGCGCTGAGCATTACGAAGAAGGTCCAAACGTGCACCCTGGCCGTGTAGGTACCCGTAAGCCTCTCTTCATCGCGCGCTTCAAGTACCGCGGTGCTTTTACCAAAGCTCGGGTACAGAAGAAGATCATGGAGCTGTTTAGCGTAGAACGATATGCAAAACTGATGAAAGATGGTGGCACTCCACTTGGCATCCTCAAAGACGCTGACCCGGAGTGGTACTACGAATTGCTTTACAAGAATATGGGATAAGATAATGCGTAACCCTATCGCAGCACAACTTCGCAAAGGCTACTACCAGAAAAAGGTGGTAGCCAACAAGAGGCGTCAAGCTTCCAAACAGGCATGCCGGAGGTGGAAATGATTTACCACATGAAAGGCGCTACCAAGAAAGGTAAGCAACGGATTCAGCAGCACGGTACTCGCTGGAACGTAGTTGAAAAACGTCCTGGTACCTTTGGTGATGTACTTCTCCGGTCAATTGAAACCAATGACTTACGTTGGCTGACTGAAGACTTTTTTGTTGAAAGGATTGAGGATGAACGCACCCAGACTTAAAGATTATTGGAAGTATAACTTTACCCGTACATTCTGGAATCTATACCTAACTAAAAATCCCATGGGAAGACTGATGGGTCTAGACTTTAGTAGCTTTATTAAGAAAGAAGAAAATGACAAATCTGAATGAAAAAGTAATTCTCACTGACTGTGACGGTGTACTCGTTGACTGGCTCTTTGGCTTCAAAGAGTACATGGCTGAACGTGGCTATACCGAACAAGACCCCACAGGCTATGCCGTATGGAAACGGTATGGTTTAATCAATAAAGAAAAAGGCACAGAGATTTGCCGGGAATTCAATAACTCTGCTGCTATTGCACATCTTACTCCTCATTACGATGCTGTTAAATATGTACGTAAGTTGTACGAAGAAGGTGGATACGTACTCCGTGTCATTACCTCTTTGTCGCTGAATAAATATGCTTACAAGGCTCGACTACAGAATCTTCATGACTTATTTGGTGAAGAGGTAATCGATGAACTTGTCTGCCTGGACACCGGTGCTGATAAGGATGAGGCTTTGGAGCCTTACCGTAATAGTGGCTGTTATTGGGTAGAAGATAAAGTTAAAAACGCAGAACTTGGTGACAAGTTGGGACTACATTCATTCTTGATTGATCTTCCGCACAACCGTCACCTACCGTATCACAACCGCGTAAATGGCTGGGAAGACATTTACTACTCTATTATAGGAGCTTAATATGAAATTCGCTATTCTTGGTTCTATTGCTATGCTTGGCCTTACAGGTTGCGCAACTCTTAGTCAGCCTCTAGATGGTTGTACAAGTGTAGTTTATCACAACGAAAATACTCCACAGTATATGGTAATTGGCGCTTTGGCCGGTACCGCTGCAATGATCGTTCTGTCTGATGGCAATGTTGGCGGCGTAGAGGCATTGACTGGCGCTGGTGTTGGCGCGGCCGCAGGTGCAGCAGCATCAGGTGGATTCTATACTGCTCGAGTATGTCCATCTATGTCAGAGGTTTTAAATTAAATGAAAAAAATCCTTTCAATTCTAAGTTTAGTAGCAATGGGGGCATGTGCTGCCCCTGCCGCTGCTGAAAAAGCAATCATTACTGAGGTTGAACCAAACTGGACTCAAGTTACCCGTAACGTTCCGGTTGAAACCTGTAACATGGCTCAAGTGCCAGTCTATGATCGTGTACAAGGTCAAGGTGCTACAGGATTAGAAGTTCTTTTTGGTGCGTTATTCGGCGGACTGGCAGGCAAGGCAATTACTGATAAAGACGAAGGTGCTGCAGCTGGTGCAATCATCGGAGGTGCGGTTGCAGCTGAAGCAGGCCGTGCACCACAGCTTCGTATCGTAGGATATGAAAACAAAGAGATTTGTACAACTCGTTACGTCAATCGCACAGAGTCAATAGTTAAGAATTATACTATTTTCTATGAATGGAGCGGACATTATGGTTCTAGTGTTGTCAACGAGCAATATATCGAAGGTGATTATGTTGACGTAGACGTATCGATCCGTCTGCGATAAATTATTATCTGCGCGTAGCTCAGCTGGATAGAGCAACGGCCTTCTAAGCCGTGGGTCGAGGGTTCGAATCCTTCCGCGCAGGCCATTATTATAGGAGAAAGAAATGTTATTTCTTGGATTAGGCGCGGTTGGTCTCACTCTAACTGCAGTTATTGGTGGATGGGTTCTCTACCAGGAAGTTTTTGCTGGAGAAAAGGCGGACACTACAGAAAGCGAAACCCCCTCTATTTCATATTATAGTGATGCAGAGTGGTTTGAAGAACCACAGGCAGGTATTCGATACCTTGTTGAAGATGATGAGGGTATTGATACGCAACTAACTCTCAATGCTGTTATGGATTGGGTAAAGGCAGATGAACCAAACATCTGGACAGGTGACTGGGAAGTCAAGGTCTGGACATGGAACGATGCTGGTGTTGTCTCGATTAACGGCGATGCATCCACAATAATCAAAGATAAGTATGATGACGTCCAGGTTCCCTATTTTACCGGTGACGGATTCTTGGAAACCGTAAGCGTCGATCTAGACTTTACATAACATCTAACAGCCGCTATAGCTCAGTTGGTAGAGCAGTTGATTTGTAATCATCAGGTCCCGAGTTCGAATCTTGGTGGCGGCACCACATTGCGAGGTAAAAATGCACATCGAGAGTGATACCAAACTAGACTACTCGGACGTCCTCCTTCGTCCTAAGCGTTCAACATTAACGTCTAGAAAGGAGGTAAAGCTCACTCGAATATTTGCATTTCCTCATTCTAAACGTAAGATCGACGCCAATCCTATTATCGCAGCTAATATGGATGGCGTCGGTACTTTTGAGATGCTCAAGGTTTTAGCAGAAGACGATATGCTTGTAGCACTCAATAAATCATATTCGAATGAAGATTTGTTAGAAGTTCATAGATATGCTGATATGAACGAATCTCGTATGAAAGAAAGTCTTTGCTTAACTATTGGTATGCAAGAATCAGACTACGAGAAAGTCAAAGTACTCAAAGATAAATTCCCAATTATTTGTATCGATACACCCAATGGCTACATGGAGAAATATGTCCAGTTTGTAAAGTCTATCCGTGAGCTTTGTGGTGTCAATAATATTATCATTGCAGGTAACGTGGTTACTGCTGATCAGACACAGGAGTTGATTCTAAATGGAGCTGACGTGGTTAAAGTGGGCATTGGTCCTGGATCTGTTTGTACTACTCGCATTGTTACTGGTGTTGGGTATCCGCAACTATCGACGGTTATCGAGTGCGCTGATGCCGCTCATG